AGATAATTTACTTTGTCTTGGCGACCAATCTTAGCTAGTTCTTTTTTTAAGGCATCCCTTCTTTCTTGCTGCTGTTGCCTTTGTCCCACTTCAGCGCCTTCTAACAACCCTGCTTCAGCCGCTATATTGGCCTGATGAGTTAAAAAAGCATCTGCATCCCATGCGCCTAGATCATAAGAATTCCCTGTGTAAGAATAGTTCATTCCGGGGGGAGGCTTAGTGCCCGTAACCTCTAGCAATGTAGGCAGGTCACCCCCTTCTGCAAACCCACGCACACTCCCGCCACGCTCAAATTTCTCAGGCGTTGTTTGAGAAGTGATAAAATCTATAAGGTCTAGTTCTTTAGCCATATCAATCGTCTATCAACACACCCTGAAATGACGCACTTACTTGATTATTAGTGGTGGACGCGAGGGCACGACACTCTATGTCGGTTTTGGCCGGGATTGCCAAGGGGTAATTAAACGGGGAAACATTATTATTGCTCTGCATCACCTGTATAAACTGTGTTCTGAAAGCATTAGTAGCAAATTCGCGTGTTTTAAATTTTACAGTGGCATAGTTATCGGCTGCTGAAATAGCAGCAGTAAAGGTAATATCATCAACATATAACGTCTTACTGGCAGGAACAGTGTACACAGCCATTTGGGTCTGGTTAGCACTTCCAAAACTTGCATATATTACCGGGGGTACCCCACCGGTAGCTCCCGTTGTACCTACGTAAACAGTACCAGCACTTCCTCCGTTTGAGCCTGCTGTAAGCACGTAAGCCCTAAAAATTCTTAAATACTCTTTCGTCGTAATTACTTGAGTTTGACCATTCAGGGCAATATCTTCTTCTATCTCAAGGTAATTGGCATCTAACCCCTGTACCTTTATAGTGCGTACCCCAGTGCCACCGGGGTTGACATCATTAACGTCATCGCTGGAGATATACACTTCACCCGCTGCACCGGGATAAACCAAATCACCCCCTCCACTCCAGACAGTTTCTTCGGTTGTATCTACATCAGCATTAAATCCAAATTTGAATAAGGATGTAGCACCAGTAATGTTTCCTTCGGAAACTCGTAAATTATATGGGATGGCAGTAGCCACGGCGTTCCTCAATGCGTTATCTAACTGATTGAAATATAAACGTAATATATTGCTGAATCTATCTATATACCCTTTTTCGTAATCTGTTGGGGCCGGGGGTAATGCTGGCGCAACTACATTACTTCCTGTCTCTTGTGATGCAGTAGCCATAAAAACTACCTTCTGCCGTCAGGACGCATTTCTAAACGTGGGGAACCTAGCTGCCACGCTACCCCCACCGCAGTGGATTCCATCTTAAACGCTATTTGCCTTCCCCTCACTCGTAAAGAAACATGTCCTGTAAACTGCTCTATAGGCACTGTAGCTGACCTTGTGACTGTTGCTGAAGAATTACCCCCCTCAGATAAAGGGCTGTTGTATCCAGACCCTGAATTAGCCATAGGAGAAAGCGTCATAATAGCCGCTGGAGAACCAGCACTAGAGCCATCAAACGTTACATCCGGTAACATACGGTTGATTAATACAAAAGTATGCCCATCATCCAGATCGAATTCAGAAGAAGTTATAGACGCAGTTATTGCTGTAGTAACCGCTGTTTCTAAATCATCATTACCTTTCTCATGGTCAACTAAATTGTTGGTGTAAGTAGCTGCTATGGGCCTGCCCCGCAATCCTGAATCTAACCACGCAGTTCGTGCTAATGTGCCGTAATACCATATATCTTCTACATAGTTATAAACAACATACCGGTCATTGGCAACGACTCCCGAAGAACAATAAAACCACCACACTTCATTAAACCCTTCGTTAGTACCTGATACTACTTGGTTAAACTGTTCTGTATTGATATCGTTAAACACATAGCGTTTGACGTTACAGGGTAAAGTCATAACATTACCATCGTACTTATAGAATTTATCCCGACCCATCCAATAAGCAGTACTACCGGCATAAGCCGCAGCATTTTGACTCGCAATAGAAATGTTTTCCCCCATCAACTGAGCACCCCATACTTCAGGTGCGCCTAAATACTGGAGGGAATAAAGAGCAGCATCGCTCCACACCAAGACCTCCTGACGAGCTTGTATCACAGCAATTATTTCAGTGCCATGTGAAACCCGAATACTTCCGGCCTGATTGGTAGCAGAAGGCGTCCAGTTAAGAACACTTTCTTGGTCTGACCACCGAATTAGCATTGGGTCTTGGATAGCACTACCTAACGCATTTGCACCAAAAGCAAACACAAACCGGTATATATCCGACACACTTACCAAATTAACCAGAGTGGGAACATCACTAGCAGTAGGAAAATTGGTGGTATCAACAATCTTGCCACGTACAGTAGCCCCAGTACTTGCATCCCAAAAACAAATTGGGCCAGCACGATAAACAAAGACTAAATCTTCTCCAAAGTTAGATTGGCTCCATAAGCGGATGGCTGACGTAGACTGATTAGAATACCCCCATGTACCCAACCCCCATCCACCGGAACCCCACCCACTAAATGGGGTAGCTGTGGCCGACCCAGTATTAAGTTGATATTCCCCTATAACTGAAGCGCCACCATCCCCTGTATCCGACACATTAGCCGTTACAGTAACCCCCAAAGTATCTTTAGCAGCGACAGTGTAAATATCATCCGTAAGAACAGTAGAAATTTCGTATTCTTGATTTAGTACAGCAGCAGTTATATTGCCACCCAGAGACACCGCCCCGGAAAAGGTGACAAAATCCCCCCCAAGGGCACCGTGGGAAACATCGGTAATGGTAAGAGTGGAGGAACCGTTTGTGGCTGAAAAAGTAACCGCTCCTGCCACAGTGGTATAACGTATGGGAGTTATGTCATAATAATTTCCCCCACGCTCTATGTAGTACTTTAACGTGGTACCCACACTAACTAGGTTCTGACCACCTAATGTGATCCAGTTCCAGAGTGAACGACAAATCCCTAGAAACGTGTTTGCAGAGATACGTTCCCACCCACCAATCTTCTCAGGCATTCCTTGGCGAAACCGGACTTTATCAGATTCGTACCACCCACCTTCAGTGGTATACCGAGTATTTTCCCGGTTAACCCCCGGTTTTAACTGGAGTTTTTTATAGGGCATTATTCAACCTCATTATAGATACGCACCAGTTTCAATCATACTAGCAAGCTCTACAGCACGCCCTTTAACGTCCTTTTTCCATTTTGAATCAAGAAATTCAGCAGCGGCAGTACTGTAATCAGCAGCTTCCATAGCTGCTAAGGCGCGTCGAAAACCACGTAATCTGGTGGCTCCGAGGTTAAATGCAATATCAATAATAGCATCTTTTCGCACATCATCAAGATCACTAAACCACGGATATTCTATATTCAATTCCATGATCACCCTAACAATGTCATTCTCCAGCAAATAGTTTACTTCGTCTTCAGAAAGTCCTATCCCCCCGTTGACATCTACATTACGCCCAATACCCAAAGTCCAGTACCCTGCTGGACATTTATACAACACATGACGGCCATTGGTTTTAACCTCACCTTCGTGCCGTTTTAGCATTGCAATTAATTGTTTCATTAATCACAAATTTCGGCCAATGTAGCCCAGTCCTGTGCTGACCACTGGGAGGTATCTACCGTAGCTGGCACTTCCACCGTAATTCCGCTCAGATTCCCCCCAAAGACCCCCGCTGTGGCCGCAGACTCGCCCCTAAGACAAGCAAAGGCATTATCTCCATCGCTAACAGCTAAGGCTTCAATTTGGGTACACCCAGCAAGAAAAAAGAGTAACGGGATTAATCTAAGCATTTTCCACCTCGTCCATTAATTTATTAAGTTCAGCAACTTCTTCTTTGCTTATCACAAACTCTTCTTTTGGCTTTGTTTGATTATCCACAAACTCTTTGAGCCGCTCAGCATACCCCTCCATTTTGTGATCCGACACCACCGTAGTAAGCTGTCGATCTTTGGCGCGGAACGCCTTGTCGGGGTCAATATAATCTCGCCCGGAATTGGAGAAGTAGAGCATGGTCTGGCTCTTGCTTGGGCCATAACATAGCTTGGGTATTTGAGTAACAATATCTGACCCGCACACCACTGAAATCTGGTCATCCAGGTGCAACGGACGCTTGAAGCCTTTGAAAAAGACATTCGGTTTTCCAAAAGTCACAAGATTCAGATTAGGGTGTTTTTTGTGAAGTTTCGCTGCTGACAGCTCAGCAAGAGCACCACCCAGACTATGCCCACAAAACAAGGTTCTCCTCTTGGGATGGATATGCTTCTTGATCTTGCGCCATACCGACATATGGGCCGCGACAAAACCCCCGTGGCAAAGCCGACCCGCATAGAAAACAGGTACTGCACTGAGATTGAATAGCCAGTCGTGCAACCCTGTGCTCCCGCGAAAGCAGATCACATCAATGGTTTTACGTTTAGTTACAAAAACAGTTGTAGAAGTGAGCTTCGACTCAATCTTGATTGAGCCGCTTACATGGTCATATGCCTTAACCGAATGTCGACAGGCGCAATTAAGAAGAACCGGATCAAGTTTCATTTACGATTTATCGTTGAAGTTTAGGTATGCCCCTGTGATCAACGCCCCCAAAAACAAATAAGTAACGGCCTGAACAATGGTCTTAACGGCAGTTCGCTTGGTAATCCGCCATGTGTCGAGCAAATTCCTTAGCTCTTTTACGTCAGAATTGGCCTCCTCATCTGACAGCCCCACCTCACGCAGGGCTTTCTTAGCACCCGCTTCCGCCGCCTTCTCAATCATCAGAGCCATTTCTTCTTCAGTCACGCTACTTCCTCCCTACATTACAGCATGGCTTTTAGTTCAGTAACCCTAGCTTCCAGACGATCTATCTCAGCCTGTGTTGGATCAACCCAGCCCTCAACCTCTGTCCAATCCACACCGTCAAAATTATAGCGGTTTCCTTTCCAATCCTCTGGAGCAGTTACCCCTTCGTGGACTGTCGCATTCAACGAGTTCATGTCTCCAATATCGAAGTCATTTCCCCCGTTATTACGCACCTGAAGCCTGTCTGCTCCGGGCGTAACTGTTACGCTGTCATCCAGAACATAAGGGCATCTGTTGTCCTCATTAAAAACTATTGCTTTACTCATTATGAATCTCCACTTAAAAGAAGTGATGTTGTTGAAATTGCTAAACCTGCTTTAACAGTCGCGGTTCCTACGGTGGATGTGGCATATTGATAAACAGCCCCTGCTTGGCTACCAATAGAAAACATCTTAATACCCAGAGGCGTGTCCGTGTTGAAATGAATTTCCATTGGCGTGGTTTCTTCAGAAGCGATACTAAAACTAATTGAGGCATAAGACGCTGTAGATAAATCAAATCCACCGGATAAGGTGTACTGATATACAGTATCGTTCCCATAACCAGCGGTAAACATCTTCGTTCCATCTGCGCTAAATGCTAATGAAGTTGGAGCACTCTCCTGACTACTAATACTAAAAGTAACTGAATCATAAGACGCTGTAGATAAATCAAACCCACTGGATAAACTGTATTGATAAACTGCATCGGTGTCCGACCCACACATAAACATCTTTGTGCCATCGGCATTGAACGCTAACGCTTTTGGGCTTGTGTCTTGGGATGTAACGCTAAGGCTGACTGTGTCATAAGATGCTGTAGATAAATCCCAACCTGATGACAAGCTATACTGATATACAGTTTTGTTTTGTTGACCACACATATACATCTTAGTACCGTCAGTATTAAAGATTATTGCCTCTGCCGTAGTATCCTGACTAGAAATACTAAAAGTAACTGAATCATAAGACGCTGTTGATATGTCAAATCCGGTGGATAAAGTATACTGGTAGACATTACCACCGGAGTTGCCCAACATATACATCTTGGTTCCATCATCAGTCTTAAAAGCGAATGACGTTGGCGCACTCTCCTGACTTGCTACTGAAAAAGACTTGGACGCATAACTAGCTGCGGCTAAATCGTACCCCGTCCCATAATAAGTCGCACCATCCGAGGTAAAATTACCCGCAGGTGTAACGTAAATATTGCTTCCGATGGTAAAACCACTTAA